TGGCCATTGTTTACAATGGCAAGCCAGGGGTTAAGGGGGTTGAATTCGGCGCAGGTGGCCTGCAGGAAGATTTGAGATGTGGCGGTTACGTTTGTATCCCAGACGGCGGTTTGTGTGCCGGAGATGAGGAAAGCTGTACTGACCACTCCCCCGCCGGTGCCTGGGTCGCCTTGTGGGCCTTGCGGGCCCTGTGGACCTTCCGTTCCCGTGACAATAATGCTCACGCCCGGGGAAAGGTTAACAACTGTTGCGGTAATATTATTGCCGCCAGTTATTTCAGTATCCACCGGGGCCGGGTTGGTAATATCGATACTGACCGTTGTATCTGAAACGTTGATAGTCTGCTTTGTTGCGCCCTCTACAGAAATGGACACACTACCGCCCGAGGTATTATTGACTTCCGGGGTGATCATTACAGGTGATTGAATAACTACTGAGATACTCATTATTTCTCCGATACACAATAAACACCGGCTAATAGCGGCAGGGTAATGTCGCCAACAACACCGTCTAAATACCAGGCGAATTCCTGGTTTGGGATTACATCAATAATTGAGGCTTTGGGAATTGCGAAATTTATTTTCCCTGTGGACAGGTCGATATTTGTGACAGTGGGTGTGACAATTACATTTGCGTTGACTTTCGCAACAAATGTATAACCCACCAGTGAAATGTTGAAATCCATATCGACGCTGATGTCATGTCGCTTCAGGTAACGAATATCTAAATTTCCCGGTAACTGGGTAATTGTGGTCATATATTATTGTCCTCTCCGGCGCCAGATCAGATTGGAGGCATAACGCACATCGTCAATGGCATGATTATTCTTGTCAGGGTAAGCGCTGATAAATTCGCCATTTTTATCCTGCTCCAACTCATAGTTCAAAAATTCTTCAGCGTGATAGGGCGCACGTTCGTTGTCAATCACAATGGCTTTCAGCGATTGAAGCCACTTCATGCTGTAATCGACACTGTCCGGCCCCTTTTCCGCGCCGCGAATGGATGCGCCATAATCGCGGAAATCGCCGATGCTCTTTGGTTCGGCGCTGTCTGCAATGATCAGATCGTTTGGCTGCAATCCCATTTTCACGAGGTCGTCATAAACCTGGCGGTTGCTGCGCTTATTGGCCCGATATTCGCCAAAAATATAGAGAGTCAGGCGCGCCGCGTCGTAGTGCATCCGGCCATACGATACAGGATCAGGGTAAAAACCCCAGTCCAGGCCATGCAGCACGCGGTCAAACTCTTTGATTTCATCATCAGTGATCTTGCGGATCTGCACGTTCTCAAAGACCTGGCCGCCGTTCCCGTTGGCAATACCCATGTACTCGTGTTCATAAGCACGCGGATTGACAGTCTTTAGATGCTCGGCTTCATCCAGCCACGGCTGGCCAAGCCATTCGGTCGGCACATCCAGGTAATTACTGGCATGTTGATACTGAGTAGGTTTGGGCAGCTGTATATATTTGCTGACCCATGAGGCGGTTGTGCGGGGTGGGTTCCAGCTCTTGAAGAAATAAACCTTGTCTCCACCGCGGATGGACTGCTCAATCTTGCGCACGCTTTCAGCGCCGTAAAACTGGTCAAGTTCCTCGAACCAGAGAATGCCAATATAACCAAACGCGGTCTTGATGGATTTGATGTTGCCGGGATCATCGCCACCGCGAAAGTAGATTTTCTGGCCGGTCGGAATGTAGGTTATTTCCATGGGCGACGTTGTGCATTTGAATTCATTCGCCAGACCCAGTTCACCAATGGCCCAACGGATCTGTGCATACACCGAATCGCGTAAGGTATTGGCCACCTGGCGCATGACCAGCGCGTGCATGGTGGGATTGTTTTTGATCAGTTCGACCAGCATGAGACTGATAAAACTACTCTTTGTGGAACCGCGGCCGCCGTATTCCAGAAACTCAGTATATTTGCCTGATTTGACGGCCCTGTAAGATTTAAGGAATGTTGGCGCAAGCACATCCGCGGGCAACGCGTAAGATCTCACTTCCACCGATGCTTCATTCTCATCTTTATCGATAAAGAGTTTCAGGTGTTTACCAATCATTCCCATTGCGCTTTGCGCATCATACAGTTCCACACTGATGCTGTTGGTCTTACCTTCGCTGGATGATATTTTCTTTACCAGGTAACCGCGTTTTTTGAGTTCATCCAGCTTGATGCTGGTGATGTGGCCATCTTTGGCCAGGCCGATAAAATCATCGATGTTAGCGCGTCCCATTTGAGATAGCCTGCTCAGTAGTTCGGCTTCACCCATGATGTCTTTGCGCCACTGCTTATCAGCTTGCGCAATAACATCGCTATCCCAGGCATTTGCGCGTTCTTTCCAGTGAAACTTTTCAAACGCTTCCCTCCATGAGCCGGGCGACCACTTAGCCTTTTTTAGACCCTTTCGGGCTTTCTCCTGATTAACTGCCTCAAAAAGCGTGCGTCCTGGACCTTGCAAGCGGAAAGCCGAAAACCTCTGAAACCAGAGGTTCGGTTCACCTTCCTGCTGTTCCCAGGGTGCTTTTTCATCAGGCATTGTTACCCTTCACGATCCAAAATCTCCTGACCTGTCCAGTGCGCGCGTTCAGGCTGTGTGTCGCCTGGTTTCCAGTCCGGCCCTTCACGCCTCGGTAACTTGTCGGGATATTTATGCTCATCTTGCCAGGATGCAATTTCGCACGTCAGACAAAAGCGCTCACCAGGTTGCGCATCGTTATGGCATTTTGGAGCATTGGCACACTTTCGAGCGGTCAATCTGGCCTCTCTTTTGGCGAACGCTTTGCCGCGGCTGTTTTCATGCGGTCTACCGCTTCGCGCGTCCAAGCATCATGTTTTAGCTGTTCGCTGTGCACAGTTGCAACGGCATTTGATACAGACGTGATTTCAGCCGACATGCGCCCCAATGCGGCTGTAGTTTGCGCTCGTTGCTCAGATAAAAACTCCCGCCATTGCGCATCCCGTTTTGTTTCATTCTCTGCGGTCTGCTTTTGAGAGTTGTCCATCGATCTGGTAAAAATGACAACGATAATGACCAGCGCGGCGATGTATGGCGCTTGCGTGATGAGGTCGGACATTGATTGTTAACCCTGTACAGGTGATGTACTGTCCAGGCCTGTCCCAATCATATAAGCAGCAAGCGCGGCAATTGCAGCTTGAACAGCCTGAGAAACAGGCATTCCACCATAAATGACACCCAGAACAATGGATGCGAGTGCAGTGATTAGCGCCCAGAATTTGCGGCTTTGTAAAAGTTGTAAAAGTTTGGCTGGCATAATAGTTTTCTCCTGAATTCAACAATACAGGAAAAATAAATTATTCACCAGTCGTCTGTTTGTACGTGGACATTTGCAATTTTGTTATTTTCACGCACGCTTCAGGAATAGTTTTCACATTCAGTCGATCAAACGCTCTATAAATATAAGATCTCAATGTGGATTGGCTTATTTTCATTTCAATAGCAATTTGCTTACGTGTTTTTCCGCTACACACGAGATGTAATGCCTCAGCCATGCGTGGTGATAGTTCCCGATTCAATTCGCTTTGTGGTTCTGGTTGCATGTAATTTTCCCTTATTTACTCAGTAGGTTATAACTTTGCCGCCAACGCATACAGCGCCGCGCGGTTATCCAGTCCATACAGCGCCGCGTATAAGTCAATGACATCCAGCGGTTTCGTGAATTCGCATGAAAAACAGTTGCAAATCCCACGCTGTGAGTCAATCCAAAACGATGGCGCCAGGTCATCATGGAATGGACAGCGAGCAGTGAACCAACGCGCATCGAGGGAAGTTTTGTAGGTCTGGGGGAAAAAATCTTCAATCTTGAAACGCGCCCGGATGGCGCTGATCAAGTCCCCACCGGATCCGGGGTTATTTGCAGTTTCCCACGGATCTAGATTTTTAAGGGCAAGATCGGGAGGAGGTATTACGGGAATAACATGTGCATTAGTGGTTTGCTCCAATAAAGATGCTGGCAAAATATCCGACAGGTTGTCAATTTCCAATAAGCGCAGATCACTCAGTAGTTGGTATGGCGCGCCTGATGGGTGTATGCTGCCCGGCCCTACGACGTAGCCGTTTACCTTCAAATCCAGGCCGGGAAACTTGCGGTTGGTAAGTTTATTCAAATGCTTCAGCCTGAAATATACATGCACGCCACGATTTGTTTTCACTTTGAGAAAATATCTTAATTTTGCAGCAATATAACTTTCAGTAAAATTGCTGACCCAATCGCGCCAGCGGCCATACTGATTCATGTCGTCAAAATCCAAGACAACCAGGTTGTTCCAGCCCGTAACCACGCCGTAATTTTGATACTCAGTATGGAACCAGCTTTTTAAATCCGCGGGACTGGGGAGGGTTTTTTTATATTGTTCCCAGTGTCCCATTGGTAAAAGGCTGGCTTCGGGCCGTTTGTCATGATGCATCAATGGGATGGTTGCAATGTCCATTGCGGCGAATTGGAGTGCATTTTCATAGATCATAAGTGCCTTTTTTTAATCGGAGTGATTTTGTCACATTGCCGATGTTGCCGATGTTGAAAGGTCGATTTCGTAAACTTTCTGTAAAATAAGTTAACCTATATTACATATTGATTTTGTAGAAAATTGTTGAGATGGGCTTTTCAACATCGGCAACATCGGCGCTTTTTGGTCATTTGAACTCAAACCAGGCAAAATTCTTCCTATCTACCCAAAATTTCATACCAAATTCGGTTTTGAGATACTCCGCAATGTTGCGAATTCGTTTTGAAAAAGACAGCACCGAACGGGGCCAATCGCTGTCCGGAATCGTCGTTGGAAAGAGTGCCTGGGCGCATTCTGAGAACAATTCACGGGCCTTCACCGGTCTGCCGTGATTGGCTTTGATCTTCAGCCAGGCTTCGATGGCCTCGACAACAATCGAATCGGCGGCCAAAAAATCACCCTGCGATTTCTTTAAAGCGGTCACAATATCCACCCAAACCGCATCTTTTCCGGCTGCCCGGGAAGCCATCTGGCCAAATGATTCCCAGTCCGCCATTCTTAAAGACATTACGTCTGGAACTCCACCAGCGTTTAAAGTGGCCACTATTTTATTTAGCATCAGAAGCAGCCCACCCCACCATTTTGAACGCTGGCTGTTTATTTCGCTCAAGAACGCTTCTTCACGGATGCGGCTGCCATCGGGAATTCTTTCCAGAGGCAGAATTAATAATCTGTCTGCAAGATCATCTCGCTTGAGAGTATCCGGTGTACGAGCGGTCACGGCCACCCAGCATCTATAGGTAATTCTAGTCATGCTCTTGTTCGTATAAAGTGTTCGCGCCTGGTCTTCGATACCGGTTGCTAATGACGCGAGCTTGTCTCTCATCCAATCGTTGAAGCCGTCGAAGTTGTCCATGGCCAAAATGTGATTATGATGTGCCACCACCTGAAGCTGATCAGGCTTTTCGGGCACGCCAGTCAGTTCAGCAAATTTCCCGAACAGCAGCCGAAGATACATGCGCAGCGCCATTGATTTGCCGGAACCCTTTTCGCCCAGGAAGACCGCAATCGGCCGGGTTGGGCACATTTCTGTGAAGAATAAAGAAAGCAGCCATATTTGCGCAGCCCATGACCATTTGCGGCGATCTTCCCAAACCGGCGTATTAAATGGATCACTGAACGCCGATTCCGCATTGTCGTAATCCGGCTCGACCGGCTGCCAGAACGGCAGGTCTTTAAACAAAACTGGACCCTCCCCGTTCATTTCTTCTTTTATTTCACTGCCATTTAAGACATAAACCCGTCCATCCATACGGCTGATTCTAAGTTCCCCAGCCTCATGATCCCAGTAAGCTAATTTAACTACCAGGCTTTCATCACCACTCAAAGTGGCGGCGCTCTTACAGGCAGCGTTCATGTAGGCAAAATCAGTGGAAGCCGGGTTCAGACCCGTCACAGCATGTAAAAATGCGCTCCAGGCGTCTGTGTCAAATTCATACAGGTGGTGAGTGTCACTGTATAAGTAGAACAAAAAACCATCGTTGCGGCAAAAGTGACCATTCTGCCCCAGCCAATCCAGCAGGATGGTTTCGGCTTCCTGGCTGCGTTCAAGTTTGCTGGCGGTCTTGTCAATCAAGGTACTCAGTAACGTAGCTTGCAATGCCGGTGACGGCGGCGGGATGTGTGCGCTTATTGTCAGCTTTTGCGCGTGCCCCTGGGACATCTTGGAGCCGGACTTCACTCCTTGATATTTCAAGTTTTCCAGGTGCATCAGGTTGGTGATGGATTCGATCAGGTAAAACTGCGCAAGGCCGTCATACGCTTTAAGCGCCTGATCAAATCCGTTATCGATTGCTGGCGCGGTCTGCATTTCGTTGTAAAAATGGTCAAACGGCGCGGTTTTGGGTGGTTTCCCCACCTTTTGCTTGGTGTTCATCATGGTGGCAATGGTCTTCATGCCATCCAGGAATTGGGCTGGATCCTCGTTGGGCCATTGCAGGGCCAGGTACAGGGCGTGATCGTCCTGTAACCCGGCGTCTGAGAGGGTGGAAAGCAGATCCTTGGGCATGGCTATGCCAACAGCTTTTGAATATTTGATCCGAGGGCGTTTACCTTAAAGTCCTGTAATGCCTGGCCACCACTGGCTTTTGCCAGGCGCTTAAGAAAGTCCTGCCCCGCTTTTTCATTTTCCGGGCCAACGTAGATCGTATCGATCTTGTTTTTATATTTGCGAGCCGCGGTCAAAGCGCTGGATTCATCAGTAGGTTCGCCGTCTGAAATTAATATAAATCTCATATCCGGTACATCTGCGACGCGGGCAAAGTCCAGGGCTTTATCCATGTGAGTACCGCTATCAAGATTGAAAGGCACACCGGAAGGGCAGAAAAGTACAGTGTTGCTGAAGCTGATTACTGCAATTTTTCCCGGAAGAGTACCCTGTAAACGCGCAAGTTCATTACAGGCAACCTTATAACGGGACTGACCATCGCGGCTATCCAGGCTTCCCATTGAGCCGGATGTGTCAACGATCACGATCACATCGCAAGACAGAAAAGTCTGTGCAATGGATTTATTGTTATCTTTGGCGATTTGCGCCAATGAACCTTTAACGATTTGTTCCGCCATATATCCTCCACTATGCCCATAACTCTACAGGTTTACTCGCGCCCAGCGGCCAACTGGCCACCAGGACACGCCCAAATGAATCCGTCAGGTCTTCCCAGGCTAATATTTTTGATACCCAAAAGCGGCCCAGCCCTTCGCGACCATCAGCCATCACAAGACCGCAGCGCAGCGGCGCCCGGTAGTTGTCACATTCGTTTTGGACGGGTGGCGTTATGCCCAGGCTGGCTTCGAGCATCAACCCGGCATCGTAACGGGCTTTTTTATTGGCGTTGGATAAAATGTCATACGCTTCTTTAATCCGCATGAATATTTCAGCGGCGTTGGCTTCACGGCACTGATCTGGATGCCACTGGCGCGCCATGCGGCGATAACCGGTTTTGATTTCATCCTGGGAAGCGCTTTTTTGTAAACCAAGCACACTATAAAAGCTATCTGATGCACCCGGGGTATTGTCCACGAAACCTTCAAACCACATCCGCAGCACTTTTTCAGGGAAGATCACACTCCACTGGCCTTCAGAGTAGCCAAAGGCTGTGGTTTCACCCATGCCGCGATCCTTGACCTGGCCGACATAACGCAAGTCAATCACACGTGTTTCGATGGGCACTTTGGCCTGGGTCGCCACCGGTGGAACTTTATCATTTGGGAAAAGTTGTCGCAGGGTGCTTTCATACTGAGTATCCACTTGCCAGATTTTGGCGTTGTTGTCCCACTTACGGCCGGATGCGGGAATGTTGTTTTTCAACATCTGAACCATCATCGGGTCATAAGGGAATTGAACGTGATAAGTGTTGTTACGTAAAATAACGGTCATATAAACCTCATGTTTGGGTTATAAAATTCAATAATTGCGCGTTCGCAGTCGTCAGATTTCTGCCAGACATTTCTTACTACTCTGTCAATGGCAGCTTCCACACGCGCGCTGGCATCTTTTCCCATCGCGCGATTCGCCGCGGCTTCTCTTGATTTTTGCTTTTTGCGGATTTCCCGACATGCATTTCCGCAACAAACCTGCACGATTTTTGCTTCAAATTCCACACCGCAAATGACACAGTTTTTAAGAGTCCTGGTTTTCAATTTATCAAGATTAGCCGCGCGGCATTTTTTAGAACAATACATTGACCGACTGTCAACGTGATAGAAGGTGCTTCCGCAGTGTTTACAGGTCAGTTTCATGTTTTGATGGTCTCCCAGCTTTATCAAGTATTTCGTCTATTTTGTCCTGAAAGGGGGATGGCACGCCCCATGCAGGGCCGGTGTTGGGTGGTTGCGTATCAGAGTTACGGATGCTGGCAATTTCAAGAGCGAGCGCGAGTTCCCAGATTAATTTTCGTAATTCCGAGTATTTCATTCCTGTACCGCCATCAGCGCGGCGCGGGCTTTTTTGATAGCTCCAGAACCAAACGCTGGTCCAGGAATCGCAGAACCCATTCCAGAAAACGTATCAATCATGCGTATAAGCTCTTCACGCAGCCGGGTGTTTTCGGCTCTGAGCCGCGCATCTTCGGCCAATCGTCGTCTATCCATTTCAGTGCTGTCATCCTTGCAGAGTTTAAGATTAACGGTCAGCCGCTCGACTTCGGCGCGGAGATGGTTGTATTCCGCAACGCGAATGGCTATCCAGGTATCAATCAATGGAC